TTGCTTTTATTACGCAACCTTACCACTTAGAGGAAATGCGAAATAATACTATCAAGCCCGATTCGGATGTTCAAGATTATTCAGATGAACTTTTGTATGGTCGTTTGCGTGACGACAGATTGGATAATGACTAATGGCTAAGTCTCCTGCATGGCAACGTAAAGAGGGTCAGAACCCTGAGGGCGGTCTCAACGCCAAGGGTCGTGCCTCTGCAAAGAAGGAAGGGCACAATCTCAAGCCCCCTGTGTCCAAGGAGCAGGCTAAGAAGTCTCCCAAGGCCGCTGCTCGCCGTGAGTCGTTCTGTGACCGCATGGAGGGTATGAAGAAGAAGAACACCTCCAAGAAGACCGCCAATGACCCAGACTCACGCATCAACAAATCCCTGAGGAAGTGGGATTGTTAATGTCCTCTGATGAGCCAGACCAAGTTAACGTAGGCGAAGACGGAATTCATACACTTTCTTCTGAAGGTGTTACTTCAGGCTTAGACTTCCGTGGTTTTCACGTTATGAGCAATAACCCAGGGAATAAGCATTTGTTCTACGGTACCGCTCTTGGTCCTCGTAACTTGGAGTTTCGCCGTGCTGAGGCTGAGAAGAACGGTTTCAGGTTTGAGGCTTGCTCTGGCTTAGACTGCCCTCATCCTCACGAGTAAGGACTTGTACGATGAGCAATTTCAACAAAGACCAGTTCAATGAAATTATTGGGAACGAAGACTTTGACAATGATGAGTATCTCATGTCTTTTGTTGAGTGTGACAACTGTGGACAAGACACTCACATGGACGATGCCATTGTTGTCCATCCATCTGCTGAGTTCAAAAAGCAGCATGAGGACAGCCCCTTCAAGCCAGTGACAAACTATTACTGTGGCCCAGTTTGTCGTGACATTCATCAGTCAGGTTCCCGAAAAGGTATGATTGGAAACCCACTTGGACAAATTGGTGTTGACCCTTCCGAAGTGAAAAACCTTTTCAAAGACAAGGATGATAAGTGAGCGCACTTACTAACTCTCTCAAGACAGTGTTATCCGATGCGGTGACACTTTACTTTGCTGCCCACGGATTCCACTGGAATGTGGAGGGGCAGGACTTCTCGCAGTACCACGCCTTGTTTGAGACCATCTACGAGGACGTGTACTCCAGCATTGACCCGTTAGCCGAAGACATCCGCAAGTTGGGAGAATATGCGCCGTTTACCCTCAGCAAGTTCACCGACCTACGTACCATTGAAACGAAGGATGTCAAGCCAGAACCCAAGGCAATGGCAAAGGAATTGCTCAGACTCAACGACGGAATCTTGGAGTCAATCGCAGACGCTCAGAAAGAAGCCACGAAGGCAGAAGAGCAGGGAATCATGAACTTCCTGGCAGAGCGTGATGACATGCACAAGAAGTGGCGTTGGCAGTTGACCGCCAGCACTAAGTAGTTAGTTAGGCTTGTAACGCAAGTCCTCAAGAAACCGCTTAACAAAAGACTCACCAAGCATTACTGAGCGCAACTCACCATCTTCAATCCATGTGAGTTGCCCCTGACCGTATTCAGGCATCTCACGAGTTGGTACATCTGAGGCGGCAATGAACTTCTCGTAACCAGCAAGAGTGTCAACCAGTTGCGCCTTGGACATACCACCAGCATCTGCGATGCCCTGAGCGAATGCAGCCTTCTTCAAAAGACCAATGCTCATTTCGTCAAGTTCTTCCTTTGACAACGGTTCCATCTCAACTTCTGTTGCCCTCTGTGGCGAGTCAGTTGTTTTTGTAATGGGTTCTGCGTCCACAATGATGGGCGTAAGACCGTTGGACAATTCCTTGACAGCAAGGCTGTAGTCACACGCCCGTACAACGATTTCGTTCATATGGCGTTCCTGTTCGTTGTCCCACAGAATCAGAACCGTTCCGTTACCTGCGGCGACTTCCTTGATGATTGTTTCTGCGGCATCCTCCGAGTAGTGGATGTAATCAGCGGCTTCCAGCATGACCTTAGGAGCCGCACCACCCACGACAACAGCGTTGAAGGGAATGTCATTATCCAGCACCCATGAGTAGACACGCTTCTCTGATTCCGAAGCGCCAGTACGGCACCAGATGAACAGGGTGTTCTCTGGGTCGTTGAAATATATGTCCTTGAGTCCATCCTCAATGACATTCTGTGGGTGGGTTCCTCCACCAATAATCCCGTAAATCATCTGATTACCTTTCGTTGAGACACGTCGCCTAGAAGGACTAGCAACCTTAATACGGTCTGGACTGTACCAGCAAGTGTTGCGACAGCACAACCTGCAACAAAGATGTTAGGCATACCTAACAAGGCAACCACACCAAAACTAGTGAGGAGTGCAAAGACAATCTTCACCCATGCCATCGCCTCCTTGGGAGCCAAGACATCAATGACTTGCACAATTTTGTAAACGGCTAATGCACCAATTATGTAGTTCATGTGTTCCTGTAGTAGTAATTCCAACTTATAGAGATAATGTCTTTAACAGTGACAGGGGCAATGTAGTTCTTAATGATGTTTTCTGCAACTGTATAAACACGTTGATAATCCAAAGTGTAATACGAGTACGACTGGAACTCTGTGCCATCCCATCGGTAGTCTGATATGCCTGTTCCATACCCAGACGTTTGAGGAATTAAACCACCTTCCCTGGTGTTCCCATCAAAATAATCACCAATGCTGTATGGCTCAACCATCCAATCCGTAACTGTCACAGAACCACCATTAGGCACAGTAAACACCAAATATGGGTATACAGAAACAGGCGTTACTGACGCAGAATTAGGGGCCAGTTCAACTCGGTAGCGGCCTGGTGCATTAGGGTCCGTGCCCAACAACAACGGACTAGTATTCCAAGTGTCGTAGATTGGCGCAGTATAAGGGGTTCCTGCACTTTGGTCTTCCCAAGGTGCTCCGTTAATTGTAGGCGTGGTCAAATGAAAAGCACTGAAAGACGCACCGCCCGTAAATGTCGGCACAAACGCTGTATACAAATATGCGGGTTCGTAATACGGGAAAGACAAGTTTGAGTACAGTACAACTGTTGTATTGCCTGTCCCACCAGCAGGTACAGAAACAGTCACTGCTGAACCATTGGTGCTCACAGATGCGGCATTTGAAGTTGAAGATGCGTAGGTATAAACGCCCCAAGTAGATGCCAAAGTCAAGTTAGTCTTGGATGGCGATGACCCCGTAATTGGAAAAGTGGGTGCTTGGGAAAACCTTGAGTCAGGAACAAAGTTGATTCTTTGAGAATGCACCCTGAAGAAATGCACTTGGTCTATTTCTTGGTATGAGATTTGGCACCCAGTGATTGCCGACAGGTAGGCAGTAATGCTCTCAATGGTTCCTTTACGCCGACGCAAGTACCCAATATTTGTCAAGAGCGCACGTGCCTTGGTTGTTCCGAGGGTATCAACATCAAACTCTAAGCCAGTTTCATACGCCAATTCTTTTAACGCTGGAGTCACTGCAAGTTCAGGGTCATTAGATAATGCGACTGTGTCAATGAGTGTTCGTGTCCTGTCCAGTTCCCATCCAAACAACTCAATAAAGTTGTAAAGAGGATTGTTAGGTTCAGCAGCGTCCAAGATTCTGTAATGCTCAGGGATTCGTGACCACAGGTTGTCTACTGAGTTGTAACGCTTTGGCACCTGAACATACACAGTTGCTGCACGTTCATACCAAGTTGTTGGAGAGGTTGTGTCAAAGTCAGACCACTTGATGAACAATGAGTAATAAACCCAACGTCCCTCAGAAACACGGACAATATCCTCAGTTGACAGGTTGCTGTTAGAACTTGTCTGATAAACCAACTCTCCGTCCTTAACTGTCACTGGCTCTCCAGTAGGTGAAGCGACGATTGCTAACGCAATAGGGTTGGGAGAAGATGCGGAAGTAACAAAAGAAAATGAAAGGTCCCAAGACAAAAGAACTTCGCTTGGACTAATAATGTTTGCAGAAAACGTGCTGGTTGTTGCCGTGCCTGCCGTTTCAATTTCTATGTACTGGTCTGACCTGAGCGCAGAATCAAGTCCAGTTTTTTGAACGTACGAACCAAACCCAACGCTGGTTTTACGAAGAGTAAATGATGTTGTTGCCATTAGCCTGTAACACCACCGTATGGCGTAAGTACATAAGCAGCAGCCTTATGAATAAGAGATGTTGCACCCGCCGAAATCTTGTTACCTGATGCGATTCCAGTAGAACTGGTATTGAAGACAGTGATGTTAACGTAATCCACACCTTCAACATTCATAGCAGCCCTGTACAGTTCACCAAGGGACAATGTCTGACCAAACGAAACATTTTCAAATTTGAAGAACTCATCAAAAGCGTTTGTCACTTTGTCGGTAATCCACCGCTGCACATACCCGTCCCTAACATGAACATCTGCTTTCACATGTACTTGCGTCAGTGAAATGGAAGGTGCAACACCAACCGAGGCACCTAATGTAGTTCGTGGTTCAAAATAACTAATTGTTGAAGAGGCAATCGTTGAATCAATCGTAATGGTGCTTCCGAACGAAGGAAGTAAGTAGTCGGTTTGGTAACCAATCGGGTAAATGGTTACGTCGCTACCACTATTACTAGCAGTTGCTTTTACAACACCTGGGATGCGTAAAGACAAGTCTTTAAAGTCTTGGAGAGAAACGGCACGGTCTTGCGTGCGGAACAGTAATGGCACGTTTGCCTTGAGAGAGTCAATAGACTCGTTGTCGTAACCACCTGTTGCGGCAGTTGACGAACTAATAACCGCATTGGCGATAGTGCCGTTGTAGAACGAAGTGATTCGGTTAGCGGCCACGTTGCCATTGGCCCCCATTGACTTAATGTAATTACAGGTCACCTTTGCGTCCTTGGCAGGAATCTTTCCGTTGATTCCATTACCAAAGACAATCTGACTGACATTGTCTGCGGATGTCAAAACAGTAAATGCTTTATCAGAAGAATCAATGTCAAGCAAACGGGGAACATACCTGTACTGAACCGCCGTGGGTTCGCCATCAACCAATGGTCCTTCATACACACTTACAGCAACAGTGGATGGAACAACATTGGAGTTGCGGAGACTAAACTTCTGGTTAGGGCTTCCCGTACTTGTGTTCCCGTTTGACGTAAGCATGTTGACTGGCTGCTCGTCTTGGATGTACAAACCCTCAGTAACAGGAACCACCATTGAAGGGCCAGAAGCGTTCATGGATGCCGACTGGGTAGATACAAAGTAGACAGTGTATTCGCTGGTGTTTCTTGCGGGGGCAACAAAGCCTGTTCCATAAGGAACTGTAATGGTCCCAGTAGCACCTGTAGCAGGGACAATTGTGATACTTGCGGTTGCTGGGTGTAGGGGAAGTGCCTCGTAGTCAAGAAGGTTTGCAAGCGCCATGACTGACTCACGTTGTGTTGCTGTACCAATGTATGCTTCAGCGGCAGCACGGTCCACATAGAAGTGGAGAACATCCCCCATGTACGCCCACAACTCAACGAGCATGACACCAAAGTCAGACGTAGAACGGGTTGTCCAATCTGTCCCAATTGGCATCGCCGCAGCACGTGTTAATAAGTCTTCACGGATGGAGTAGTAATCCCTACTCGTGTAATCAAAGGTAGTCATAATTCCCTACTAGATGTCTGAACTTACATTAAAGGTAAACGAACGCCCACCATATGGGGGGACAACGTACCGAACGGTGATTGAGATAACTGAATCTTCTGGGTAAGCCATTTGAGGAGAGTCGGGGTATGCAACTGAGATATCAACCACTCTACCAGAATCTAAAGTTTCGTTAATAGCATCAAGGGCATCATTCTTAAAGTCCTCAAATACTAAGTTGTCAATTGGCTCATACAGTAGGGACCTGATGTCTGCCCCATAGCCAGTGTTGATTGCCCTTTCCCCTGGGGATGTTGTCAGTACGTCCACAATCTTCTGCTGTGTAATTTGCAGAATGTCATCAGTAAAAGCAACGCCCCCATCTGAGAAACTGAATGGAATTTTAATAGACTTCATTAGAACCTACTCGTAGATATTGATGTACTCTCGCTCTGCCAGCCACTGTTGGTTCAGCAAGGCAGATGCGGGTGGTTGTGAATACTGGACAACAGGATTAATTGTATAGTCAGTTTCGTTAGTGCCATCCTTTGCCAACTCAAGAATGCTCACTAATTCCGACCTTGTGATTTCATGCCGAACACTTCGGACATACCAATACCCATCAAAGTTTGAATTGTATTTTGATAGATATACAACACCACCAGGTTTGATAGTCGGGTCTCCTGTAATGTCAACTACTGCCGTGAATGGGAAAGCCCTCCGCAAATTACCCTCTAATACTTTTCTAGCCATCTCATAGTCAGTCGTATTAATGGCGACAGTATGGTCAAATTGAGAGGTAACGGGCATCCCTAATCCAGATGTGGTGTCTTCCAGGCTGCTCTCAACAGTCAACAACTGCCCATCAGTTGAGACCATATGGATACGTTCCTGTGTTCTTTCAGCAGAGGTTGTGACTTTTCCGATACGCCCATCAAACCGAAGGACTTGACCAACATTGGGCGTAACATTTCCTGATGTTCCTGCGATTGTTTTAAGAACCGCAAATGACTTCTTGTGACCAAGTGCCTTATGGGGGTCCCAGATATGGAGCATTGTTTTCTCCATAGCAACCGAATACCCTAAATAATTAGCGCACTTGACAAGAAATGCCCAGTCTGATTCACCACTCTGCACCATGTGTGAGAACCTAAAGTCATCATTGGGCACCGACAGAGCAAAGTTATATTTAAGTGCAATAGTTTGTGCAATGTCCCCAAGGGTCACGTCTTTCCATGCACGGGAAACTTTTGAGCGCATCACATAACTTGCCCCAAGACAATAGAACCTGGTTATTTGAAATGGGCTTTGATTGACAAGTCCGTCTTTGGTAACAGACATGGGTTCCACAAATACCACGTATCCTAAGAACTCAGTACCACCAAGATTGGGAAATTCAATAGAAACACGAATTGGTTTGTCGGCGTAGTCTGTTAAATGTGATGGGTCTAGACCACTAAAGTCCAGAACCATTGCACCGTGGGCATTCTCCTTTTCCTCTAACGAAATGCGCTGGAGAGACATGTAGTTAATCGGTGTGTTGTCCACAGCGATTTCCACATCTGGGGAAATAGGAGAGGCCGTCTTGAAAATCATGCCAAAGGAACAATGATGGTAGTGCCTACAGGGATAGCATCAGGAAAACGAATGAATGGATTAAGTCCAGCAACTTTCCAGTATTGTGTGGAATCGCCCAGCACACGTGCTGCAATCTTGTCAAAGGTATCCCCATAGACAGACACAATTGTCGTAGTCCTTTTAGCGACGTACACTTCCTTCTTAGAAGCGATGTTCACTGCGGCATCATCTTTGTACGCCGTCTTTTGTTCGTACCTTGAAGTTGAGGTAATCATATTTGAATGCCTTTCGTCCACTGGTCACCATCGCCATTAGAAGTATGCAGTGCCTCAAACTCTGATACGGAGTCTGGGTCAATTGCGTAAGCCTTTGCTTTCTTAACAACTACTCGTTCTGCAACAAGGTTTCCATATGAATCAGGAACCTGGCAGGAAAAGGTTGCTACCAAAACCAATGCCAAGTTATTTCCAAATGGTTGATATCCAGATGGAACTGGGTTTGGATAACCGTAGGAATTGAATTCGGTGGATTGCCATTTAAACGACAATGGCTTATCACTAGTTGCCTCTTTGATTTTTCCGAGGTCTAAACTACTTGTTGAACTAAGAGATGTTGCGTTTGACTCACCAGCAAGGATTTCTATTGTGTCAATAATGTAGTTACTAAACGTAACATCATTGTCGCTGAACAGATTCTTTCCACCCATGTTTGCCCCGTTAGCACCATTTAGTTGTCCCGTCTGTGCTGCTTTTTCAACTGCCCGTAAGTCAGTAAGATTAGGAGGCAGTTTATCTACATTGACAAACATCAATTCAACTTTGTCTACCTTAAAGTCCTGCACACCTGCATCAATTTTTCCAACAAGAGTTGGGTCTGTCCAGATGTGCAGACCTTTTTTGACGGCATTATCGTTGGTACGAGACATTAATTGTAAAGAGCGTGTTAGTGGGGATGTTGACATTTCCCCGTTGTACAGTTGGTTTAATGAATAACCAGAACTACTATTACTTAAGAAGTTCAACCAGTTCAGTTTGACGTGTGCATAATTTGTCAAAGCCTCTAAAGCAGTCTTTTGAATGGCTACTGTTTCCGCATCCTTTGCCTGTACATCTTTAAGTTGCAGTGCAAGTTGTTCACTAACGTAAGATTGCTTCTTAGCAAAGCCAACATAGAGAGCCTGTACGTTAAGGGTTACCGTACACACGGTTGGAATCATGTTCTTAGTGAACTTATGGAATGCGACGTTGGAGGCTGTCACAAATCCTTCAACCATAAACAAAGATGAGAACACAATACGAACAGGAAGTGGGTTAAGGAACGCAGTGTTTCCAAGAACCTGACCTAAACGCTTTTTGAAATCAGCGCCCTTTTCATCCCATTGGTAACCAGCCCAAGGGTTGTCCGCTGTAGTTTCTGTATTGGTGCCATCTGTCTTAGATGCCGTAGTTGTCTTAGTTGCCTTTGTAGTGTTCTGCCAATAAGCCATCACAGTGTCCACCATGTCAGCAGTGATGGATTGACCAATAATGGAGTCCAAAATGTAGAGGTCAGTCAAGACACCGAGGTCTCCTACATCCGCCTGACTATACCCCTGACCATACGCTTTGCCGTTGCTATCAACGCCACTTGACCCATATGTAGCAAGAACATCTCCCACAGAACCAAGGTTGCTTGTGCGTGCCTTATTTTCGTACCCTGCTGTCCAGTATGCCTGATTAGATACTTCACGTTCCCTGTTAAACAGCAATTGGAACTCAAAGGATGCTTGACCAGGGATGGGTTGGAGCAACTGAGTTGCGTCTTGCAACAGAGGATTGAGGGTTGATGAACTTGCCTGTACTGAGCGCAGAATTAAACTTGGATTGAATTGAAAGAAACACCTACGAGTTGGGGGTACTGCGTTTTTGTATGACTTGTCTTTACCAGCGTTTTGAGCCGCAATAACCTCTGGGAAAATACCACGGATAAAACCACGTTGAACCAGAGTTGGCGTTCTAACATCTGCGGGACTGTCATAGATGTTTGGAATAAGGTTTCCAGGGTACGCAAACTCAGGGTTATCCTGTGTCGTCCTTTTGATGGACGCACCTTTTCCTTCGTAACTTTCAAAGTTAAGGAACTGGTTCGTTGAATAACCTTTTGCAACAAAACCGTCTGAAGCCATTATGAAGTCCTTAACAATGTCATGCGGACCTCACGGTCCAGCAACTTGGATACGTCACGAGCCATACGCTCAACATCTGAATGGTAGTTGTTACCACCTTGTAATTGAATTGTAGGCGAAATCGTAACGTGGTATGTATTGCCACTGTCTCCCTGGATAACAGTGTTTCCTTTACCACTGCCATAGGTAGGCTCATATGAACCCATTGGGTCACCCGTAGAGTACCCAGCACTCTTGACATAATTCGTAGCGGTCTTCAGGTCAGTTTTTGCTAAGGGGTTTCCGTTCAGTTTCCACGCATTGAACTGCTGTCCACCACCACTAAGAATCCAAGCGGCACGGGCGTTTGTCTCAGGGTCAAACAGTGCTTCCTTGTTTGGAATCTTGAAATCCTTCAAACGCTTCTTGCCCATGTTGGGCCACTTAGGTAAGTCATCTTTCATGTTAATTTGCATCAAACCATAGGACAGGTCATCTGAGTCATTTGCAAATGCACGGGGGTTGTAATGAGACTCACGACCTGCGATAGCAACTGCTTTGACCAGTGCGGCTCCACGGAACCCAGCCTTGTACAAGGCCCTGGCAGCATCTACGCCTGTGAACTTTCCAGATGGGGAACTAGACCCCGTGCTCCCTCCACTAGAAGCGGAACCGTAGGAACCACCACTTGCAGCGGCACCTCCACCACTTCCTGCTATCTCCAGACCCATTGCACTAATGGTTTCACCCATTGACATGCCCGAGTAATTCTGAATACCAATATTGACACCACCCTTGGCACCAGAACCACCCATGCTGCTGATGCCTTGATGCTCCATCCCTGATACTCCTGGGATAACAGCCTTCGTATCGGTAGGTTCTCCAATCGCACCATTGTGTCCCCACGGAGCACCAGCCTGCTCATACTTCATACGGGAAGCAGGAAGTTCAGCAGGTTGAACGTGCCACGGTTCGTCGTTGACATCAAAGAATGAACGCAGACCAAAACGTGCAGCGTTCTTCTTTACCCAGTCAAACTCAGTATTAGGTGCAAAGTCAACAGCCAAACCAATTTCGTGCATGGACATGCCTGGGGGAGCAGCGGCTGCACCCTTGACACGTTTCCAGTATTGACCCTTCCAGAAAACATCTGTCTTTTCCTCGCTAGGGCGATAGCGGTCAAGGAACATCGCTTTTTGCTGTTCTGTGGAGCGGATACCCCCACCAATGTAAAGGCGAGGATTCTCTGCCATCATTCGTTCAATGCGCTCCCGCATCTTAGGATGGAGTTTAGAAAGTTGTGTTTGGCTCTTGGCAATGTTGGGATGACTTTGTTTAGCACCAGTTGTATCTGGTTTAACTCCACCCTTTTCACCAGTAGGGTCTCCAATAATTGAACCAGCGACTGATGCAATAGCACCACCAGCCAATAGGAAAGGACTAGCAGGAGATGGCACCATTCCAGCAGCCATTGCTGCTGAACCTACACCCTTAAGAACTCCACCAGCCACGTTTCCAAATGCACGGTTACGAACCTTCATACCCGTGAGACCAGACATTACGTCATCAAGTCTCTGCATGGTGTGGATGAGGCTTTGCATCTGCTGTTCCATCTTGGCGTAGTTGTCTGCCTGCTTGTTGTACATGTTTTCTTCACGGTTGGCTTTTACACGCTCAGTCTCCTCGTACTGATTTGCGTATGCATTCTCAACACCCATGTACTTGCGGTTAGCCTTGTTAGACGGGTCGTACATACCAGCAGCCCCACCCGTCTTCTTTTGGTACGACATGTTCTCACGTGCATATTGAAGGACGATGTCTTGCATGTCCTCAGGAAGGCCAAACTGGCGCATACGCTCACGAGTCATAGACCCTGGAGCCATTGCTCCTCTGAGAGCAGATTCACTGGTAAGTCCAAGTCGGCGGACAGTGTCTTTGACAACGTCCATAGTGCTACGTTGTTTTCCACCGATACCGTAGAGACCAGTACCACCCATCATAAACATACGGTTGGCGGATTCGGCACTAGCCAGACCACGGGTCATCTGGTTAATTTGGTCAGTGCTATAACCGTATCCCGACGCAACACGGAGAGCCTCAACGCTACGTCCCTGCATACGAGCATCAATACCTGCGGATGCTTGCAGCGCCATGACGCTGTTGATTCCACCAGCACCAAGTTTGTACTGTTGTAGGGGCTGACGGTAGTTATTGTAAACCCCACCACGGTCCATACCAGTCATCTGCTGGTACAGCATGTCAATACGGTTGGCACCTAAAGAATACTGAGAGTTTCTGTCAATGCGAGCATTGAGTGCTTGCATGAGTGGCCCAAGAACTTGACCAACGGCTTGAGCAATACCCTTTGCGGTTTCCCCTGGCTTGGCACCGCCGCCACCACCGCCAACAATTGCGGTCTGGCTACGGTCAACATTGTATACATTTCCAAAGATGATTCCGCCAC